AATGAAGATTGACACTCGCCGTTAGGCATGTATAGCAGTATAGACGTCTAAACATCCAGATGTGCAGACGTATAGATGTATGAATGTCTAGAAGTATAGAAGGAAAGACGTTTAGGGGGCTAAGGGGGGTATGGGGGTTGTTGCAGTGTGTGCATTACCCCTTAAAATTATCTCCAAGAAATTACCGGGTTCTGGGCCTACAACCCTTTCCTACAACACAACCTACAACATAAACCGAAAGGGGACGCACAGATAAGTTCCCATCAAATAGCAAGAGGAATAGTAATGGCTATTGATTTACCAAACATTGGTAATGGATTTAACAGGTCCATCATAAACAGCAACTTCCAAAAACTGGAAGATGAGATAAACAATAATGTACTTCGACGTAATGGTGTTGGTCCAACAGAAGACAATGCTATGCGTGAAGACTTGGATATGAACTCACAACGTATCCTTAACCTTCCTGAGCCTGATAGTGACTTTGAACCATTGCGTCTTATCGACCTAAGTGGTGAGAGACTAGGTTCGTTAAAAGACTTTAAACCTACATTCGTTCAAGAGACAGTTCCAGAGAAGAACGTTGTAGAAGGTAGTCGATGGTATAAGCCTTCTGTTGCGTCTACGTATGTTTACTACTTCGATGAGTCTGGTGATGGTTATTGGGTAGAAGAACCTGTTGCTTCGGTTGACCAAGCTATTGACGGAACAATTAGCTTCGAGTCGACACAAGACATGATTGATGGTGATTTTGCCATCACAGGTCAATTAGCGTTTAACCGTGAACTAGACAACGCTCCCTACGTACTAGCACCTCAGGGCTATTCGGCTAAAGGTGGAGACTTGGTTACAGGAAGTGGTCGTGTATGGGAACTTCAACTTAAAGATGGTGCGTATGTAGGTTGGTTCGGTGCTAAAGGCGATGACAGCACTGACGACACTTCTGCGTTCCAAAATGCAGCTTCTCGAAGAGCTAGTCTCATCCTAGGAGTAGGCAAGACCTACCGAGTAGAGTCTTTAGATATGTCGGGAAGAACTATTGAAGGAAATGGTTCAACAATCAAACTAGTTGATGGAAGTACTTCTCGTTATATACTTGGAAACTTTACCACCTCTGTTCTCAAGTTGAGAAACCTAACTTTAGATGCGTCAGATGGCGTTCTAGGAAACTACACTGTACAGATTGGTAGTGGCGGACTAGATGCTAAAGGTTGTACGTTCAAAGGTGCTCAGAACATATCTGGATTTGGAGATGGTGTTGTTATTGCGTCCTCTAACTTAGAGTCTCGAATCCTAGACTGCTACTTCTTAGAAAACGGCGGTGCTGGTCTTTCTGTTCAAGAGACTCCAAGAATGCTTGTTGGTAACAGCACGGCTATGAACAACAGCCAAACAGGTTTTCAGTTTAATAACTACGACCAAACCCTGACTAAGAAAGTCAGAAACGTAGTGGTTTACGGATGTACCTCGGATAACAACATCAATGGTTTTACCTTTGGTAATCCATACAACGACAACGACTTCACTGGTGATAACTTCGGGTGGAGCAATGGAGTGGCACGAAATATCGTAGTTGATAGCTGCATTGCAACCAACAACAGTACGTATGGTTTTGCGTTAAGTATGCAAGTGGGAGGTATGTCGAACTGTATATCAAGAGAAAATACCTTTGGGGGCGTTCTTGTTAACGGTGACGAGATAGGCATAAACAACTGCTTAATCACTCGAAACGAAGTATATGGTATTGACATAGGTCACGGAAGGAATGTAACTATGACTGGTGGAGAGGTTTCTTTCAACTCTACTAGTGGTGGTTCAGCTCTTCTGCTAGAGGCGTGTACTGCAGTGTCTGTGGTTGGAACTTTGGTGTTTGGTAATGGCACAGGCAACAACGCACAGATTGTCATAAACGCTGTCGGCGGCACTGGAGATGGTCGGTATTTCCCTTCACGAGCTTCCACTCTATATTTGAAGTGTTTCGTTAGGGTTTCGGCGTCTGAAATCGGAATGGCAGTTAAAGACAACCCCGCTAATGTCATAGATGAAAACATCTACGAAGGCCCATCTGCTGCTACATTTACTAGAGTCCAAGCCAAGGCTCCTAACTACGTTAGCAGGTATAACGGAAGACACAGTAGCTCATTTACACCATCCGTTTCTGACAACGTAGTTGTGTTCCCAGACATAGCCAACAACTTGATTCTGAACACTACAGATTCACTTAATAGTATCGAGCCTTACTCGTATAACTATTTCAAAGACAAGGTGTCGTATATTGAGGTAACTAACGGGGGTAGCGGCTATACGGTAGGGAACACTACGATGACAATAACTGGGGATGGCTCTGGAGCCACTCTTCTTCCCATTATTAATAATGGAGTAATTGTCGGGGCTAGGGTTCAGACTTTCGGTAGTGGTTATACAACTGCGTCAGTGACAATCACTGGTGACGGAACAGGAGCATCAGCAACAGCTACTGTCGGAACCCCTCTTTTCGCTGGTAAAGAGATAGGACTCTCACACAACCAAGCGCAGACTTTAGTAAGAGCAGGGGCTATTGTCTTAAACAACCCAACAAACTCGGACCTAAACGCACCAGCGGCTGGCTATACAACGCTAGTAGAACGGTTCGGGCAATGGTTGCTGAAATCAAAAACGTATTAGGAATAAAGAATGGTAGATTTTGTAAGTAATCCGTCAGTTGGTGACGAAAAACTGATTAATGAAAAACTATTTCGCTGGGATGGAGAGAAATGGTCAGCAGTTCGACAAGTAAAACCAAAGGAAGTCACCACCCTGACTTCCCTTATCGCCTCCTCTAAGTCCTACCCTCCCGGTACGTTTATAGAAACTATTGGCTATGATAATGTCTTTGACAGAGGCTATGGCTACTGGGTGAGGCTGAACCTCGTCAGCGGCTCCTCTCAAACACCTGCAGACAGAGTAGACGCTAGATGTACTAATGCGTTAGGAGAGGTTTGGGAGTATGTGGACAACATGGGTTACTTAAACCTATGTGCTCTAGGTGCCAAGGGAGATGACAGCTTTGATAATACGGAAGTGTTTGCTGCAGCTACCGCCTCTCGTTTTAAATACCACAAACTCTTTAGCGGGACATACCTTTGCACCCGTTACACCTTAGCCTCGGACTTCTGCTTGGAAGGTGTTGCAGGGGACCGACCTGTGATTAAACTTCCTAACAACGGAAACAGTATTCTTGTTTTCGGTTTGAATGTAAGCAACGTTACAGTCCGTGACTTGGTAATTGACGGTAATAGGACTAATCAGGATATAGGTTCAGGCAACAACCACCGAGGTCTATACTTCTTAGGAGCGTGCTCTAACCTTGATGTAGAAAACGTTACTGTTAAGAACACAGTAGACCACGGTCTGTTCTTCTCCTCAGGTAACAACCCAGAAGATGAGTGTGGCAAAGACAGTACAGTTCGTAACGTAATCGTAACTAACTGTGGTTCTCAAGCGCACATAGACGCTGGTGGTGCTGGAGGAAGTGGACTGGTTGGTGGAGAAATCTCTACCCACTATATCGGTTGTTATGGGTATGGAAACCACTTAAACGGTTTTAAAGGAAATGCTACTTATACTGGATGTATAGCTTACAACAATAACAATGGAGGTTTTGAAACAGGTTTCGGTACTCCTTCTACAAACCAAGCTAAATGGGTTCAATGTGCTGCTATTGATAATGGAGGTACAGGCTGGAGGAACCAAGGACAGGGTGACCAATTAACATGGGTGAGCTGTTACGCTAAAGGCAATGGCCGTTCAGGTATCCTACTGTTAAACTCTGTAAACCGAGCTGTTATAGATGACTGTTGGTTTATTAATAACGGACAACGCTCTAACAACGGAGTCGATGAACGAAGCGATACTGAAGGTTTTGACGGTATTACTATTACAGGTACTTCTTCCAACCCAGACAACATATCTATTGACAGTTGTCAATTCGATGATGAACAAGGGACTAAGACTCAGGAATACGGAATATACGTTCGTAAAGAGACTCCTAACATCACAATAGGAGATAATAACGTATTTGGTGATTCAAAAGAGCAACCTGTATTTTTTGAACTAGATGCAGCCAACTCTAACGCCAAAATAGGTAAGTGTTTTGGGTTGTCTACCTACAACAATGATACAGAGGCTAAGACAGTCACTAGTACAGTAGGTGCAACAGCTCTTACTACCAATATCATAGACACACGTTCTCTATTGTCTGCTACTCGTCTTAGACTTACTTTAGCAGGAGACACTTCAGGAACAGCAGGAGCTAAGGACATTATCCTACAAGTAGGCGGAGAAATAGAAACTATTGGTACAGTTCCTCAGACGAGCCAAGCCTCTTACTACGCAGATATAGAGATAGTTCGTCACGGTTCTAACGCTTACGTGGTGTATAAGGTGTTTGTCGAAGGTCTTGCACCTCAAGAGGGTATGTTCACTACACCAGCTTCTTTCAGCTCATCTCTAACTGTACGTTCTCTGGGAAGACTGGACAATGCTTCAGATTCCATAACCCAGAGACGTTTTACACTAGAACAGGTATAATATGAAAATAGATAAAGCAAAATTAAAAGATACAATGGGGAGGCCTCTTACACAGGGGCTGTTCCTAGAAATTGGTTATAACTTGGAGTACGCTGTATTCACTTTAAAAGATGAAGACCACGTGTACCAAGGAAAGACCTATCCATCTTTGAAAAAGCTATACCTAGAATACGCCGACCCAACTGAGTATGAGTTTGCCCGTACCTACCTAGCTGGTTGGGCACAGTGGCAGAAGATGTGTGAGAACAAGATGTTACTAAAACATATCAACGAGTGGCGTGAAGAGCTTGAGCTACAAACTCGTGCAGAAGGTATTAAGGCCATTATGGACAGTGCTGCAGAGGGTAACTTCCAAGCAGCTAAGTGGCTAGCTTCAAAAGGATGGGACAGCAAGGGCGCAGGAAGACCTGCCACTAAGCGTGAAGAGATGGAACGTGAACTAGAAGATAAGGTTATGAACGACTACGGAGCAGACATCGTTCGATTTAAGAATTAGGAGTAGCGTATGGATTGGTTAGCTAAAGCCCAATACCGTATAAAGAATATGCCAGAAGCGGCGAAGGAATTGAAACAGGCAGCGGAAGCTGACCTGTTCACCTTTGCCCAACTGGTTAACCCTCTACGAGTATATGGCGACATTCACAAGGAAGTGTTCCAGTGGCTTCAAGGAGACAATATTAGCAACCAACTGTTGCTACTACCTCGTGCCCACATGAAGTCGCACTGTATAGCTGTATGGTGCGCATGGTGGATTACTAAACACCCAGAGACAACTATCCTCTATATCTCGGCTACGGCTGAACTTGCAGAGAAGCAGTTGTACGACATTAAGAACATTATGACTTGCGACACCTACCAGAGATTCTGGCCTGATATGATTCACCCAGACGAAGGTAGACGGGAGAAGTGGTCGGTAGCTAAGATTGCCGTAGACCACCCTCAACGCAAGAAGGAAGGTATTCGTGACTGGACAGTGGCAACCGCTGGCCTAACAACTAACACCACAGGTTGGCACGCTGACGTTATCCTAGCGGACGACGTGGTAGTTCCAGACAACGCATACACAGTGGAAGGGCGTAATCGGGTTATGCAAGCCATGTCCCAGATGACCTCTATCCGAAACGCTGGTGGTTTCACAAAAGCTTGTGGAACACGTTACCACCCAGCCGACATCTACGAGACGTGGAAGAATCAGAAAGCTTTTGAGTATGACGAGGATACTGGTGAGCTGATTGGAGAGGTTCCTGTTTGGAACATCAAAGAACACGTAGTAGAACAGGACGGCATATTCCTGTGGCCTCGTGAAGTCCGTACAGACGGCAAAGCCTTCGGTTTTAACCTAAACATACTGGCAAGGATTAAAGCTGAGTACGAGGACCGTACACAGTTCTTCGCACAGTATTACAACAACCCTAACGACCCCGGCAGTGCTCGTATCAACCGAGAACGGTTCCAATACTACGACCAGAAGTTCATCAAGCGTAAGAATGGTGACTGGTACTACATGAACAAGAAGCTCAACGTATATGCTTCTGTGGACTTCGCATTCAGTTTAAGCAAACATGCTGACTCCACAGCCATAGTAGTGATAGGTATGGACGCAGACGGGGACGTATACGTGTTAGACATTGACCGATTCAAGTCTGACAAAACACTAGATTACTTCAAACATATTGCCAACTTACACTCACGATGGGAGTTCAAGAAGCTCCGTGCAGAGGTTACAGTGGCTCAGAAGGTAATCGTAAACGACATCAAAGACTACATCAAGAAGGAAGGTCTACGCTTGTCAGTGGACGAGTTCAGACCAAGCCGTGTTGAAGGTAGTAAAGAGGAGCGTATAGCAGCAGTCCTTGAGCACCGCTATGAGGACATGAAGATGTGGCACTTTAAGGGTGGGTACACTAACATGCTAGAAGAAGAACTGGTGCTTGCTAGACCCCCTCACGACGATATTAAAGATGCACTAGCCAGTGCAGTAGAAATCGCTGTCAAGCCTAAGCAATCTAAAACCAAATCAGAACTTGGTTTATTTGACAGCCCAATGAAATTCAACTCACGCTTCGGAGGCGTTCAATACTAATGTCAACTAAAGTAGCAGAATTATCAGCTATCTTTGCACAGGACTCAACTGCTGCATGGGTAGGTAACTTATGGGATAAGTTCAATAACCAACGCAGAGAGAAGATTGAAGAGTGGAAGGAATTACGTGACTACGTATTTGCAACAGACACCTCCACTACAACTAACTCTTCTCTACCTTGGAAGAACTCTACAACGCTCCCTAAGCTCTGTCAGATACGAGATAACTTGCACTCGAACTACCGTAGTGCTTTGTTCCCAAATGACGACTGGCTGAGCTGGGAGGCTTTTAACCGAGAAGGTGCAGCCGTACAGAAGTCTAAGGCTATCCGTGCTTACATGTTTAACAAGCTAAAGGAATCTAAGTTCCAAGCAGAAGTAAGTAAGATGCTTTACGACTACATCGACTACGGTAATGCTTTCGCAACTCCTTCTTTTGAAGCTCGGTACAAGATGCTGGCAGATGGCACAGAGGTTCCTTCATACATTGGCCCTCGTGCTCACCGAATCAGTCCTCTTGATGTTGTGTTCAACCCTTTGGCTGAATCCTTTGAGCAATCGTTCAAAGTCATCCGAAGTATCAAAACTCTTGGTGAATTGAAGAAACTAGCCAAGGACAACCCTGAAATGTCCTTCTGGGCGGACGTAGCGGCTCGTAGAGAAGAGATTAAGTCAAAGTTGGGCGGATATACCGTGGAAGACTTTGATAAGGCTGTAGGCTATTCTGCGGACGGATTTGGAAACATGTATGAATACTTCATGTCCGACTATGTAGAAATCCTAGAGTTCTATGGAGACTACCACGAAGAGAGCGGTGAGCTTCATTGTGACAAAGTGTTGACAGTTGTTGACCGTAACATGGTAGCACGTGAAGATGACATCCCTAGCTGGTTAGGCCGGGCACCTATCTACCATGTGGGCTGGAGAACTCGTCCAGACAACCTGTGGGCAATGGGACCGTTAGATAACCTTGTAGGTATGCAATACCGTATCGACCACCTAGAAAACCTCAAGGCGGATGCTATGGACCTTCTGGTACACCCTCCTTTGAAAGTCATGGGTGAAGTAGAAGAGTTTGTATGGGGACCGGGTTCTGAAATCCAGATTGATGAGAACGGAGACGTTCAGGAGCTTGGTAAGAACCTTAACGGTGTTATAGCTGCTGACTCAGCCATTGAGTTCCTAGAGAACCGTATGGAGTTGTATGCAGGTGCTCCTCGTGAAGCAATGGGTATCCGTACACCGGGTGAGAAGACAGCATTCGAAGTTCAGCAACTGAATAATGCTGCTGGTCGTATTTTCCAAGAGAAGATTAATACTTTCGAGACAGAGCTACTAGAACCCCTTCTAAATGCAATGCTAGAGACTTCTGCGAGGAATTTAGACACTACTGATGTCATTAGAGTGCTTGATGATGATTTGGGCGTACAGAGCTTCCTGAGCATCACAAAGGCAGACATCACTGCTAACGGTGTTATACGTCCAGTAGGTGCTCGTCACTTTGCTAAGCAATCGCAAGACTTGCAGAACTTAATTGGTATTATGAACTCACCTATCGGTCAGATGATTATGCCACATACTTCTGCGGTTAACTTGACTAAGGTTGTGGAAGATGCTTCTGGTCTTGGTGCGTACAACTTGTTCCGTCCTAACGTGGCTGTGTATGAGCAGCAACAGACGCAGCAACTAATGCAGCAAGCACAAGGTGAGCTTAACGCAGACCAAGCAGCAGAAGAAGAAATGGTTAACGGAGGAATGTAATGAAGACATCATGGACTAAAGGTTTAGAGCCAGATGTTGTTGACGAACTGAGGGGTGACTTTTTATCGAGTCACCTTGTCAGGAAACGCTTAACTGAGATGTTAGAAGAGAAGATTGACGCATCAGTTAAAGGTTCACGCAACAAAGATAACTACGAATCACCTGCTTGGGCATACCTCCAAGCGGACGCTAGAGGGTATGAAAGGGCACTTTCTGAAATTATTTCACTAATTTCTTCATAATGTGCATAAGATTCTCTAAAATTCCAGTATATACTATTGTATAGTCTTTTAATAGTACACTTCTGAAGAATAATAATTATTAATAAATATTCTTATGTATATTAATAAGATTAATTAAAAAGGAAAAATAATGGCTTACTCCTTAGATTTTAGTTCTGGAGGAATTGTAAATTTCCCTGCAACTGCTTTGTTCGGAAACTGGGTCTGGGAAATTGAAGTCGAAGTACCTAATACCACTAATCAGCGTATAGTGAATTTTAATAATAATAGTTTTCGCTATCTGCGTGCTGATTCTGGTTTTTGGGAGTTGCGTAACAACCTAGCAGGTCTTCCTGATGTCGTCTCTTCAACCGCTGTTAGAGTAAATACACGTACAGTGATACGTTTAGAAGCCTCGGCCGGAGAAGTGTCTTGGTTTATAGATGGCACCCCCCAAGGAGTCGTAGGTACTCAAACTAACGACTTTATTTTAAACAACCTAAACAACAGTTCTACATTCACAGGCAAGGTTTACAGACATGTTGTGTCAGAAAACGGGACTACAACTCACGAATGGATTAAGAACTCTTTGGTTGGAAATCCTGATACAACATTCAACGATAATGTAGGTACTTCAGACGGAACTCTTTCGGGATTTCCTGATAGTAACGACCATTGGAGCTTCTTCTCTACAGGAGAAGTAGTAGAACCAGCTATCCCGATAGATTCAAGAAAAACCTTCAAAGAACTCAGGGAGTATCTGGTGACTCAGGGGTTCGATGGTTCTATGAACAAGGTAATCTATGACTGGTTGGTATCTGAAGGTTACAGCGGCCAATTCAATCAAGCTTTTTACAACTACTTAGAAACAGAAGGCTATACAGGTAGCTTATCTGAGAAACTTTTTAAGTGGAAACAATCTTAGGGCACGAGATACTGGGTATCCATCGGATTCCAAAACCGTATGTGTTAGGTTCGATTCCTAACGGGCCCGCCAATTTTAATACGCACACCAAGCCTCTTAATAATGCTCAAATCGTTTGTGTGCTTTTTCAATTTAAAGGAAAGAATATAGATGTCTGACCAGAATCTATTTGGTAAAGAAGAACAACCGCAGGAAACCCCTGCACAACAAGAACCAGCGTCTTCTGATAATGTATTTGCCGACCAGCTTGCATCAATCAAGAACGAACGCGGAGAACAGAAATATGCTTCAGTTGAAGAAGCGTTGAAAGGTTCTGCTAATGCTCAGCAATATATCACGGAGCTTAAAGGCAAGCTCTCCTCTTTTGAAGAAGAAGTGGCTAAGTATAAAGCAGAACTAGAAAAACGTGAATCAGTTGAAGATGTTGTTTCTCGACTCACTGCGAAAGAAGAACCAAAGGTTGAGGAGACCACCGATACACCAGCGTTCGATGAGCAGAGCATCAACCAACTTGTAGAACAACAGTTGACACAACGTGAAGCTGCTTCTAAGAAAGCCCAAAACGTAGAACTTGTACAGTCAACCCTGACTAAGCAATTTGGTGATAAAACTCGTGAGGTAGTACAAGCCAAGGCTAAAGAACTTGGTATTGCTCCTGAGCGAATCGGTGAAATAGCTGCTGAAAGTCCTCAAATGGCATTGGCGCTTTTCAACACAACTCAAAGTAAAAACCCCGGTAGTACATCTGCTCTAGGGTCTCAACGTGTTCCAGCGGACTACGCTCCTAAAGAAAATGAGCTAGGCCGTCCTGCCAATTCACTCCTGTCTGGTGCGACATCTAAAGAGCAAGCGGAGTATATGCGTAAGATTCAGGAACATGTATATAACAAACTTGGTGTAACACAATAAAGGAATTTTAAGAAATGCAAGTAACAACTAATACCCGTGCTTTTATTGAGAGTGAGCAGTATTCTAGCTTCATTCTTATGAACCTGCACGACGGTATGCTACCAGAAGCCATGTACCGAAACGTATCAGACTTCGGCTCAGGCGACACTCTGCATATCAAAACTGTTGGTTCTGTAACTATTCAAGAAGCCGCTGAAGATACGCCTCTTGATTACAACCCAATTGAAACTGGTGAAATCACCATGAAAATCACTGACTATGTTGGTGATGCGTGGTATGTTAACTAAGTAGCATACCTAAAACTTACGGTAAATAACTGGAACCTTGTAGTAAGGAACCAGAGAGAAGTCTTAACATTCTTTAGTACATACGGAGAGTATGATGATTGATTTTAAATACGCAGCAGGTTTTGTAGACGCTGATGGCAGCATCCAAATCCATGCTAAAAAGTTCGATAGTAAGTTTGCAATTTACCCAGTAGTATCGGTGACCCAGCTTCCTCATAGAAGCAACTTTTTACAAGATGTCTCTGAGTTCTTTGAACTATCTGTTCATAGGAACCATCGAGGCACTGATGAAGTAAGAGTTAGTGGTAAGAAAGGTACTAGGTTCTTAGAACATATCAAGAACCACCTTGTTCTAAAACAAGAACTGGCTGAGTATATTTTGAACCTTCCTCAGTTTGTAAACGAGACAGAGCTTAAAGCAATCAAGAAAGTTATTAAAAACCTTAGACGCAACAACACACCTTGCAAACACAGACCCTCTCGTAGATGGGCTGCTGGATATATTGATGGTGATGGTTGTATTTCTGCTAGTGTTACTTCAAGAGGTTCACTTGAATGCAGATTGAGCGTGACTTCTTGGGTACATGCCCAAGCAGGGCTGGTTCTTCTGAAAGAAACATTTGGTGGCTACATAGTAGAACACAAGAACACAGCTAACTGGAGAGTCTCTCTCAGCCCATCTAAGGTACAGGAGATAAAAGAGTTTTTGGGAAAACATCTTATGATTAAGAAAACCCAATTGGAACTCGCTTACGACTTTATCGGTAAAAACAAACACTCCCGGAGAATGGGGGCAACTGATGAAGACCTACGTAACTTCTGTAAGACACTCGCAACGACTAAATCCGAAAGCATCCGAAAGGATGATGTTATAGTCTGATAAGTTGAAATACTTATTGTACCGACGACCTTCGCGAAGATGGTACTGACATCCCTATGCTTATGGCACAACGTTCTGCGGAATCGACTCGTGCTATCCAAGAGCATATTGAAACTCGATTCCTAGCTACGGCTAACGAGATTCAGAACGATGGCGATGCCAACCTAGTTAACGGTTTTGCACACCGCGTAGCCTCTACTGAGACTGACAACGTGTTCTCTACCGATGGTCTTATTGCTGGCCGCCTAGCTTTCAACAAAGCTAACGTACCTGCTGAAGGCCGTGTGATGATTGTTGACCCAGTGGCAGAAGCAACTCTGTCTAAGTTGACTCAAATCACTCACGACGTTTCTCCTTTCGGTCAGAAGATTCTTGAACAAGGCATGGCCCGTGGTCAGCAGTTCATTATGCGTCTGTTCGGTTGGGACATCATCACCTCTAACCGCTTACCTACTGGTGACTTCTCTGATGGCACAACTGCTATCACTGGTGCAGTAGCTAACATCGGTATGTGTGTTCTTGATGACCAGACTAAGCCTGTTATGATGGCATGGAGACGTATGCCGAAGGTAGAGGGTGAACGTAACAAGGACCGTGCTCGTGATGAGTTCGTAACCCGTGCTCGTTTCGGTTTCGGTGGTCAACGTCAAGACACGTTATTCGTATACCTAACCTCAGCCTCTAACTACTAAGGAGAAGTATAATGGGTTATGAAACTAGTCCATTCGGCAAGGCCGATGGCTCTAACGTTACCTCTAATGTCAACAACCACTTCGGTCAACGAAAGGTTGGTGGTGAAGAAGGTATTATCAAAACTGAAGGTTCGTATAATGAATACTCAGTTAACTTCGATGGAGACGGTCCTCTAGGTTTCGTCTTCCCCGTACTAGACGGTGTTGAGGTTATCGGTGTAGATGAGACCTACTCTACTGGTGCTGTCACTGTGGCAACCATTGGTGGTGTAGACATCTCTACTGCAACTGAAGCCGCTCCAGTATCTATCGCCGATACTAACACTGGTGAGGTTGTGCTAACTGGCCCAACTGCTGGTACAGTGGTAATTCGCTTTAAGCGTCTTGCTTAATATACTAAGGGCTGGCTGGGTTTTCCAGTTGGCCCTTTTTTGTTTATGGAGTAGAATATGGCAGAGTACGCTAAAGGAGAGAAACCTCGTTACTGCTCTTCTTGTAAGGTTCGATTAGAACTGAACCAAGGGAAAGCTGGTTATTGTAAACCTTGCAAAAGTGAGTACGATAAACAGCGTAAAGAGGTTTTGAAGAAACAGTACCACGACTACTTGAGCGGTATAGGCTGTGAGGCTTGCGGAGAAAAACATCCACACTGTCTAGAAGTCCACCATCTGTTCAAAGGAGCTAAAAGGTACAAAAGAGGGAGCCAATCTGCTTGTTATAATGTAGAAGATTTAGAGATGGGAACCGCTATTGTACTATGTTCATGTTGTCATTCCATCTTTCATGGTTATTTCGGAGGAAAGAATATGAGTTTTCCAGACCAAACAAAAGAGAGCACTGTTGAAATAATCAATAACTCTCGGAGGGTATTCCAATAGCGATTCAGCATAAAGACATACCAGACGCTCAGCTTCACGAACCTAAAGGCGTAGCCAATGCTACTTCTGGCACTGTATATACAGCAGACGGCTCAGGAAGCGGAGACTGGGAGTACCCTCTCTTACAAGGACAGGGTTCAGCAGGTGCATATAAGGTTCCTGTGCTAGACGAGACTGGAACAGTTCAATGGGTGTGGTGGCCTTTTGGTTATGGATACTACCAACACGGAACTACGGGTCAGGTAATCAACACTACCTACTCTAAATTACAGATTAACGGTGCTGGTACAAACACTTCTGTTGGCAACCTGCCTCCTGAGATTAGAGGCGGCGGTGCGTTATGGGATGTTATCAACTATAAAGTAACCCCTATTTCAGAAGAAGATTGTTATGACCTTCGTATCGACCTACCTGTCACATCAGAAACAGGTTCCCCTTCAGAGATAACTATTCAACTAGATATAGGCGGAACTTCTTCTCCCACCATACCTATCGTAACTATGTTCAGTTCAGCAGGTAAAGCAACACCGTACACTATTACTCGTGCAGTCCCTATTTTTTGTAGAAGCACTTTCTTAGCTAATGGTGGTCAGATATTTGTTAAGACAAACTCTGGTACTGTGACTCTAGGTTCTCCAGCTATTACATTGGTGCGTATTAATAAGGGTGACATATAATGAAATATACTCTGTTAGAAATCACTCAAGAAATTTTATCAGATATGGATTCTGATGAAGTAAACAGCATAGATGATACTACTGAGTCAGAACAGGTAGCAACAATAGTTAAGAGCACATACCTGTCTATGATGGCTAACAGAAACTGGCCTCATACGCGTAAACTGGTAACAGTGGAAACTACTGGGGGCAGTGCTTACCCAACACATGTCTCTATTAAAGAGAATGTGAAAGAACTTTGTTTCCTAAATTACAACAAAGCTAAACAAGGAGAGACTAGGAAGAAATACCTCCCTGTTAAGTTTGTAGAACCTGATGAGTTTCTTCGAAGAACCAACCACCTGAACAACGACAACGACAACGTAGACATCATCACAGACTTCACAGGTATCGAGCTACTGATTCAGAATAATAAAGCTCCTGACTTCTGTACATCGTTTGATGACGAAATTATAGTATTCGATTCCTACGACAGCAACGTAGAGTCAACGATACAGGTAAGTAAAGTTCAGGCTATGGCCTACGTAGTCCCTGAGTGGACACACTTAGACGACGCTGTTCCAGACCTACCAGAGGACGCATTCCCTGCGTTGATTGAAGAAGCTAAGAGCAGAGCAGCTTTCCGTATTGGTAAGTTCCAAGACGTTAAGGCAGAACAAGAATCAGGGAGACAGCAACGTTGGTTAGCGAGAAAAGCTCGTAAGATTAACGGTGGTATCAAATACCCAGACTACGGACGCACAGGGCGTAAGCGTGGAAGGGATTCAACATTCAGACAGGATAGATGATATGGAATATAAAGGTTTTCAAATTTTAAGTGACGGTACATTTGGCTTATGGTTCATCAAAGCTTTAGGCCGAGGCTCTGTTCCTAAGAACTTGCGTGGTAAGTACACCACAGCAGTAATGGCTCAGAAAGATATTGACCTTCACGTGAACTCAAAAGGTAAAACAAATGGCGGTACAAAACCTACAAGCGGAGTTTAATACGTTTGTTAGGGGACTGATTACCGAAGCCGGACCATTAACCTTCCCAGAGAATGCCTCTCTAGCGGAGCAAAACTTCGTATTGAATGTTGATGGTACACGAGATAGACGTTTAGGTATGGACTACGAGGAAAACTTCCAACTAGTTTCGCCGCTATATACCTCCACCTTTGAAGAGGGTCAGCCTTACGCTACCTTTAATTGGGAGAATGTTGGGGGTAATAGTTCCCTAGAATTGATAGTTGTTCAGATTGGCGAGTCGTTAATGTTTTTCGACTCTGCAGCCAAACCTCTATCAAGCGGCCTATTGCATACACATCAGTTTCCATTCGACGTAGCCTCTGTTGACATGACATCTGTGGATGGACTTCTTGTGGTAGCAAGGGACTCCAGAAACATATTAATATTCGAGTACGATGAAGAGTCTGGAACTATCTCTGAGAGATATGAGCCATTAAAGATTCGAGACTCTTTCGGTGTAGAAGACCTCTACCTCGGAAACGACTTGTTAAAAGACGAGAACTTAAAAATAAGACCGTCCTCAACCAGTCGTATATCGGATACTCATCTATACAACCTAAGGAACCAATCTTGGGGTCGTGCTCGTGTACCTTTTAAAGGAGAGGGCCGAAAGATATTTGGCATTGAGATACCAAATCTTGATGTTACATCTGATGACCCTATCGAGGCTTTCCGAGAGTATACCACCCCTAGGTCTGGGTCTATCCCTTCTTGGGGAAGGAAATACCCAGCTAATGGAGATAATGTTACTAGGGGTTTGATAGACGATACTGAAGAAACTCCTCCAGTAAATAAATTCTCTCCCGGAGAACTGGGCCCAACACCTCTGTTCAACTCCAATGTACCTAGAGGCTTCTTTATTATAGATGCTCTTAGACGAGGACCGAGCAGACAAGAACAGTATCAGAAAATGATGTCTAGTTCAGAAGGGCGTTTAGAGCTGGACTTGGTGGGTAGTTTACCTGCCGACACTACACCGGGTGGTGCTACATGTGTAGCAGAGTACGGAGGACGTGTTTGGTTTTCTGGATTCTCTGGAGAAGTAGTAGATGGAGACAGTCGTTCTCCTAGACTATCCTCTTACCTTTTGTTTAGTCAACTCGTAACTGACGTATCTAAAGTAACACTCTGCTATCAATCAAATGACCCAACTTTTGAAGAAGAAGTGGACCCGTTGGATACCGATGGCGGTTATGTAAAACTGAATGGTGCCTACGGTATTAAAAAGCTTGTAGAAGTAGGCGACTCTCTGATGGTGTTTGCAGAGAACGGTGTCTGGAGTATCTCAGGCGGTTCTGAGGGATTCAAAGCAACTAACTACGTAATCAACAAGATTACAGACAGAGGTTGTTTATCGAAAGACTCAGTTCTGGTCGTAGAAGACTCAGTTATGTATTGGTCAGAAAGTGGAATATTTTCTATTGCTCGGAATGAGTTTGGGGACTATCGCCCAACTAGTCTGACTACTAATACTATCCAATCTTTTTACACATCTATTCCTTTCGAACAACTGCGTACAGCTCATGGTGTGTACGACAGTTATGATTTGAAAGCTAGGTGGTTGATACGTGATTCACTGATTGGTTCTAGTATTACAGAGTTGATATTCGACATACGTTTACAGGCGTTCTACACCGCTGTTATTCGTAACAGTGTAAGTAGTCCTACTATACTTTCTCCCGTTATATCTCCTCCTTTCCAAATCAGCGAGACTAACAATACAGTTTTCTCTGGAGAAGATGAGGTTCTGTATATCGGAGAGAATGTTGTAGTGCCTCAGAGAGATGTCCGTAACGCGAGACGAGAAGTGCTATACCTTACACTTACTTCCCAAGACCCTTGCAGAATAACCTTCTCTAAATATCGAGATGGAGGTTTTGAAGATTGGGCAAGTAGTAGTTCAGGTGGTATGGATGCTGAAGCATTCTTCTTGACAGGGTACACTCCTGCTGGAGAAAACCTAAGCCGTAAACAAGTAAACAATTTAACACTGTTTATGCGTAGAACGGAGGATGGTTTCGAAGAGGTGGAGGGTGACTTGTTACCTACTAACTCGTCAAGCTGTTTAGTACAAGCTCAGTGGAACTGGACTGATAGTGAAAGGAGCAACCGTTGGGGAAAAGAGAAACAGATGTATAGATACCGACGTTTCTACATGCCTGATGGGGAGAATGATGATTACGATACAGGGGATTCTCTGATTATCACGAAGAATAAAATACGAGGACAGGGAAAGACTCTATCACTTTTATTCAAGACTGAACCCGGTAAAGATTGCCGCATCGTGGGATGGGGTATGAACTTAGGAGTAGCTAGATAGCTATGATTACTTACCATAAAGAAAAACTTGTGAGTCTTTTGGGAGAGATTGAGCCTCTCCTAGAAGACCACTACAAAGAGATTGCTATGTATCAGGACAAGATTGAACTTGCACCTGATTGGGAGCGTTATCTCCAACTAGATAAAACAGATGTCCTGAAAGTTGCCACAGTTCGAGATGAGGGTGAGCTAGTAGGGTATTACATCTGCTTTGTCCTTCCTAACCCACACTATTCAAAAGACCTCTACTCTGTTAACGACATAGTTATTATTAAACCTCAGTACCGAAACGGACGAGTAGGTTTAGGGCTGTTTCAGTTTGTAGAGAGCTGGATGAGAGATGAAGGTGTCTCCGTAATGACTGTACACATGAAGACAGCCATGCCGTTTGACAAACTTTGTGAGGGATTAGAGTGGGACTATGCAGAGCGTCTTTATACTAAATGTATTAAGGAGTAGTTATGGCGATTACAGGGGCCATAGTAGCTGTTGCTGGTACGGCTTATAGCATAGACCAGAGCAATAAGGCGGCGAAGAAACAGGAGAGGGCTCAGGAGATTCAACAGAGCCAACAAATCTCTGAACAACGTACAGCTAATCAAAGAGCAGAACGAGAGAGACGTATCCGAGCTGCAAGGTTGAGACAGAGTGCAGAGAATACAGGAACTTCCACCAGCTCCGGTGTCTTTGGTGCAATTGGTGGGGCACAGACAGACCTAGCTTCTGGTCTTGCCTTTGGTAGTCAACGTATTGCTACGGCAGGAAATGTAGGCGAACAGCTTGCAAGTGCTAGAACTAACCAAGTCAACGCGTCAATTGGCCAAGGTGCTTCAAGCCTTGGTATGAGCTTGTTTGCTTCACAAGGTGGATTCAGCGACCTATTTAGCGGTGGTGGATAAAAGGAATAAGAATGGCAATTTTAGATAAATTTCTGACAGTAGAGACTCCAACTATTGACTCTTTGATGTTAGAAGAGAACAAGAGTATTGCAGCAAGCAACACTCCATCAAACCGTAACATGGCAAGTTATGCTGCCGTAGTATCGGGAGACCCTGAGAACATCGAGGAGACTTATCGACGCTCTGTTGATGAGTATGAACAGACTGGCTCTTCTCCTTCTC